GAACTCCAGCGCCCGGTCGTCGGGCAGCCACGCACAGTCGCCGTTGATGGACAGCATGGTCGCTTTGTCGCCGGTGTACCGGCGCAGAATCTCCAGCTTGTCCCCGTCGGCGTCGGTGTGCTCGAAGCTGGACTTGGGTTGCGTTGTCATACCTTTGTTACCTTCCCTTGTGGGTTGTCAATTTGATTGCTGGCCAGTCGCGTGCTCAGTGATAGGTCGAGGTAGTCGGCGCTGATGTCGATGCCGACGTAGTTCCGGCCGTTTGCGAGTGCTACTTTGCCGGTGGTTCCTGACCCGCTAAATGGGTCCAGTACGGTTCCGCCGGGCTTGCATCCACTGGTTATGCAGCGCCTTGCCAGTTCGTCAGGGAATACGGCAAAGTGGGCGCCGGGGAAGCGTGCGGTGGCCATGGTCCAGACGTCTCCGCAGTGGGTTTCCGGCCGGTCGAACCAGTAGCTTTCCTTCTTGGTGAACAGGAAGATGTGCTCGTACCGGTTGTGGTAGCGGTCGCTGACTTTGGCGGGCATGCCGTTGGGCTTGGCCCAGATGATGTCGTTGCGGAGTATCCACCCGCGGTGTTTGAGTTCCAGTGCTGCCATTTGTGGGATGCCAATGAGGCTTTTGTTTGGCAGGTGGAGTGAGCGCTTGTCTTGTGGCCTGATGCTTTTGGGCTGGTTGCGGCGGGCTTCCATGGTTTGTGCTGGTTGTGCCATGGGGCGTGATCCGCGGCCGTAGCTGTCTCCCAGGTTGAGCCACATGGTGCCGTCGTTGGTGAGTAGGCGTTTGGCTTGGTCGAATACGTCGGCCAGTGTGTTGATGTAGGCGGCCGGTGTCTCTTCTAGCCCGTATTGGCCGTCGTTGCCGTAGTCGCGGAGCCCGTAGTAGGGCGGGCTGGTGACCAGGCAGTCGATGCTGTTGTCTGCCATGCCGGTCATGACCTCAAGCGCGTCTCCGTGGTAGAGGGTGACCTGGTCGTTTTGGTAGTACGTTTTCATGCGTTCGCCATTTCTGTCCTGTAAGCCGTTGGAACCCCGTCCCGGAATGTTTGGTCGTCGGCGCCCGTGTTAGTCGATTCTGACCACGGTTCTGCCTCAGCCAGCCGCACTTGTGCCTTTACCGTCCATCGCTTGGTGGAGTGGTCACGCGGATAGAGCGCGTAGTGGATGAGGGCGCCGTATTCGCCTACCTGCTGGTGGGTCCATGCGCGGCCGGGGAAGTGGCGGCGGAGTGTGTCCTCGCTGACGTCGTGTGTGCGGCTGATTTCGAGGAAGGACCACCCGTCGTTGAGGTTGCCCTCGATGGTGGCCCGCAGTTCGGGGGTCATCCGGCGGGCTGAACGGGGGTTGGTTTCGCTGATGCCGTGTTTGACGCGGAGCCGGGTGACGGTGCGCATGTGGACTCCGGCGAGCTTGGCGACTTCCCGGTTGCTGTAGCCTTCCCGGGCCAGCCGGAGCACCAGTTCGGTGTCAATGATTTTGCGCATCATTCGCCCCGCTGGATTTTGTCGTAGGCGGCTTGGGCGGCTTCGCGGTTGCCTGTTTCGCGGAGCACTGTGTTGTAGGCGCGGGTGGAGTTGCCTTCGATCCGGCCTTGCTCGAACTTGGCTTTCCATTCGGGGCTGTCCATGATCCGGCGGCGGATTCCGGCTTCGGTCATCTGGGGCTCCATGGTGGGTCCGGCTTCGAGTGCGCGTTGCCGGTCGGTTTCGCGTGCCCGGTCTGCCCGGACCCTGCGGACGCCGGAGACGATGTGCGCGGGCTGGAGGTATTCGGAGGTTTCGCGGCGGTGCAGGGTGAGGGCGTCTATGACCTCGGCGTAGTCGAGGTGGCCGATGATTTCATGCCAGGCCCGGATTGATACCAGGTCAACGGTGCGGTGGTCTGTGATGGCCGCCTTGGCCAGGACTTGCTTGGTTTCTTCGGGTGTCATTGGATTCTCGCTTTACAGGATTGAGCTTGTGTCTATGGCCATGATCTCGGCTGCCCGTTTGGTGCCGGTGGCTTTGGGTGTTCCCCGCCCGTGCTGGGCGTTGGCTACGTAGTTGGGGATCATGGTGGCTGGGTATTGGCCTTGCCACCATTCGCTGACCCCTGCGGCTATGTACTCATCCGGGATGCCTTCGGTGGTGAGTGCGTGGATCTGGGCTGTGGCGTCGGAGATGACTTTGCTTGGTGGCCTGGTGGTCTGTGCGTCGAGCCAGCTGTTGATGATTCGTGCCGCCCGGTTCCGTGGCTGGTCGCGCGTTGCGATCTCGCTGGTGACTTGAGTACGTGAGGTGAGTACAACTTCCCTTTCCCTTTCCCTTTCCCTTTCCCTTTCCTTATGGAGTTCTCTAGAAACTTCTGTACCGTTCACTGAGGGCTCCAGAGTTTCCTGGGCAACTTCCGCTTGTTTCCGGGGTTTTTGTGTTACCGGAGTTAGCTTCATGGCCGAATACTTGGACTTTGTAGGGTTGGACACCTTCTGGTGCTTGGCCCAGTTGGTGACATGGAGGACTTCACCCGCTTCAGAGGAGTACAGAGTTAGCACCTTGGCTGAAATAAGATTCTGTAATCCTCTAGAGATTTCTAGAGCGTCCCCAGGGAATACCTGCATCTTGATCCGCTTAGGTGAGTAGGGCAGGTAACCCTCGTCGTCGGCAAAGTTCCACAGCCCGATGAACAGCAGCCGGTCAACCGGGTCCAACTCCACGAGCTTTTCGTCCGTCCAAAAATCCGGCTTGATGTTCCGAATGCGCGCCACTACTCAAGTCCTTTCGTGTCCCAGTAGCAGGTGGTGAATTGACCAGCGGCGCTAGGGAACATGGGTAACACTTTATACCCACTAGCGCGCTGGTCAATCCCCTTGTTCACGGCTGGGTCAGCACCTTGACACTGACGTAGCGCAGGTCCGGGCCGATGGAGTCAACGTCTATCTCCACCAACTCCCGGACCACGCCCTTGTCGTCGGTGTAGTCGTTGTTTTTGAACCGGCCAGCCACGTAGACACGGTCACCCTTATGTAGGGAGGCCATGACGTGGTCGCCCAGGTCATACCAGGCGTTGCACCGGATGCGGACGGGAGTGACCTCCCGGAACTCGCCCACGTCCCGGTCGTAGTGCCGGGGCCGGGCCTCGACGGTGAAGTTCACCACGGTCCCACCGTTGGTTAGTGTCTTGAGCCGTGGCTCGTTGGAGATGGTGCCAATGATGTGGCCACCTGCATCCCATGCCATCAGATTTCCGTTCCGTAGTGTTCGCTTATTTGGTCGATGTCCCAGCCGTCCAGCATCAGCACATCCCGGCAGGACGCGCAGACGCCCAGTGAGCGCACCTGCCCGATCCTGTAGCGGATGCGCCGTGTGAGCCCGCAGCGCCCGCACTGGGCTTCCTGCTTGGGTCCGCGGATGTTGACTGGCTTGGTGCTGGCGCTGAACCGGAGGCTATGCTGCTGGATCATCAGGGGTGCCCCAGGATTCCGGGTACGCCGGTTCGTTGTCCCGCTCGCCCAGATCCTCCACTTCGCCGGTGGCCTGATCGACTCCCGGTTCCGGTGCTGGCTCCGCTGGTGCAGCCTCCTGCGTTGGGGATGCCGTCAGTTCCTTGGCGGTGGGTTGGTGGTCCCGGTACTCGGCCGATGTCGGCACCCACTTGGCCAGGTCGTGCGCCGCCGTTTTCAGGTACATGGAGGCCGGGTCTTTTTTCCACGGCGAGTAGTCCGAGTGGGCGGTTGGTGAGGCGTCTATGGCGCGCTGGATGCGGACCTTGTTGGCTACCACCACCTTGGAGGTGGCGCCGTCTTTCATGATGGCGTAGGCGTAGGCGCCCTTGAGTTCACCCCGGTCACCGAAGTGGTCGATGTGGTGGATGGGCCGGTCATGCAGGCCGGGCACATACTCGAAAGTGTCACCCTCGTGCACTGCCTCAACGATGACGGAGGATACGGCTCCGGCGCGGTACATCAGTTCGACGTCGCCCTGGTATCCGGTAATGCCCAGCACCTCCCAGTTGCCCTTTACCTTGCGGGGGGTCAGGTAGTATTCCGGGGTGCCGGGCATGAGGCCCAGCTGGGCCGCTTCGGACAGTGCGTTGATAAAGCTGGCCGGGTTGGCCATGACGGCCTGCATCAGGTTCGGATCACGGCGGGCCGCGGCCAGCGCCGAACTCATCCAGCCCTGGCCCTTCTCCTGCAGGTGGGAGGGCAGTGAGGCTACCAGTTCCCCCTTGTATTGCTTGATGAGGCCACGGACCTGTTCAATTTGCTGTGCTTGACGATCAGACATTGCTTGTTTCCTTTTCGATGATCGGCAGTCCGCGGGCAGCCACAAAGTATGGCGTGCCACCACCGCGGGATTGCCGGGTGAGCAGTTTCGTTTTCCCCCAGTAGACGTAGTGGGCTTCCCCCACATATTCGGCCAGCACATTCTTTGCGGCCTGTAGCCGTTCCTCCGCCGCCTTGACTTCGGCGCTGGCGATCAGGAACGGGTGGGCGTGCTCATCCTCCACCTCGGCGGTAATGTCCAGGATGCCGGGGTTCAGTTCCCGGATGGCCCGGTAGGTGGCAAGGTGGCCATCCAGTGGGTTGATGCTGGGCTTCTCACCGCGCCGGAGGGTGGACATGAAATCGACGGCCCGCCGGTATAGGTCAGCCACATAGTCGGCGTCAAAGTCCACCACGTACTCAGCGAAGTTCAGCCCACTGGTGATGACCGGGACGTATGTCCGGCGCAGGCCGGTGCAAAACATCTGCCACTGCACCTGATCTTTGTAGCCGGGCGGGATCTGGTCGGTGCCGGTGTCTCCCCACTCGTAATCGAGCCCGGACGACTTGGCCTCCACCAGCACCTTGGAGCCGTCGGGCAGGTGTCCGATCTCATCAGGGGTGGCGGCGGCCCAGCGCGCTGTGGGATGGACCCACATGCCGGTACTGGTGAACGTCCATTCCGGGTGCTGGTCATGGAACCATGCGAGGATGGCAGGCTCCAGGTAGTGCCCGCGCCGGTGCTCATCCGTTTCCGGGTCAGATTCGACGGTGCCGTGCATCTTGTGCCACAGACTGAACCAGCTGTCGTAGGTGTTGTGGCCCATAATGGCGGACACCTTGGACGCGGTCATGAGCTTCATCCACTCAGGGGAGCCGGGCTTGATGTTGGGTACGCTGCGGTCCACCCATTCGGTGGCCTGAGCGGCGCCCAGACGTTCCTCGGCCTTGCGGTCCTTTTCCTCGGTCCACCAGTCGCGTTCATCCTCGGTGCCTTCGTAGAAATCGTTCATCTCAGTACCCCGCGCTGTCGAGCAGCTGGCGGATGCTGAACTTTATGGCGTCCTCGTAGTAGGCGATCCAGTCGGCCCGCCGTGGCCCATCTTCCATGGGCTCATCCAGTGGGTCGTCCGGGTCTACCGTCCCGTAGAGCTGGTCCAGGTCGGCGCCGCGCTGGATCTCATCCACCCTGTCCATGTCGGATACCACTTCGTTGAACAGCTGGGTGTCCACGTCGTGCCAGAGGGCGACGGCGAGCATGCGGGCGTACTGGTCGGTTTCGGTGCAGTTGTCGGTCGCCGCCCGTATGGCGTAGGCGCGGATCACGGCGTCGGCGTCCACGCGGCTGAACGGTTTGGCAGGTAGTTCCGTGGCCCGGGTGATAGTAGTATTGGTGTTCACGTAATTCTCTCCTATGGGCGTTATGTGGTGTTGCTGGCTCCCCCGGATTGCACTCCGGGGGAGCCGTTCATTTTGTGGTGTTGCTTACCTTACTAGGGTAACACAATATAACCCTAGTTCCTAGACTTTGGAGCGCGTGGCCTTGGATCGTTTGGTAGCTCCGAACACGGATTCGGGTAGTTCTTCCTTGACCGGCCGCGGGTTCTCCAGGTAGTCCATCAGCGCGGCGACATGCTTGTCCGCAAACAGGAACTTCCCGCGCGGACCCTTGATGCACTGGACGTGCCCGGCCCGGACGTAGCCGCGGATCGTGTATTCGGGAATGTGGCCGCCCAAAGCCTCAGCGACTTCCTCCGGCGTGCGTAGACGTTCTCCCATGGTTTTCTTTCCCTACTAGATGGGGGCTAACTACCGCCACTAGGTGAATCGGTGTGTGGCGGTTGGTAGCAACCATAGACCCTTGGCTTACGGTTGGCAACCAATCAGCTGTCAGTTCCCCCCGAATGGCACAATTCCCTATGGTTCCCCACGGGTCATGGGTATAAGCTTGTTACCACCACAGGAGTGCGAGACGGTGTGCGCTCCGATGACGTGGTTGGGAAAACTGAATCCACACCGTTGAACATGAAGTCAAAAATTGAGGTACTAAACACATGGAAAAGGATCTGAATCTGTCCGACCTGATTTTGACGCGCAAAGGTAGTAGATCATACGAACGTCTATCCAAGGACTGCGGCGGGCTCCCAACAGCCAACCGGCTCCAGCAGATAGCAACCAAGGAACTGAACGAGTTCCCCAACCCGGACACTATCCGGGGCCTCTCGCGTGGGCTTGGGTCAACCATTACCGACGTGACGCTGGCAGCTGCCAGGTCGCTTGGCTTGAACGTGCGCACCGGTGACCCGGACGCGCTCGTGCTGGCTAACGCTGGCCTGCTGCCCGTGGAAGCCCAAGAGGTGATTCTAGCCGTGACCAGACAAATGCTGAAGGCGATGAACGCGGCGGAGTCGGCCCGGAGGGAGGCACCCCCGGGCATGGTCCGCAACCTGTTTGATGCGATTCCGGACCACGCACAGGATGACGTGCGGGATATGTATGTGGGGCATGCCGCGTTTGATGAGGCCATGAGGGAGGGGCGTGACTAAGAGATGAGGTGTAGTGAATGGAATTGGAACAACTGGCACGAGTAATGGGTGTCCGGGTGGTGGTGGGAACCCTACCTAACGACTGGCAAGGCGCCTATCATCACGCAACCCGGACCATAACCATGGCGCCCGGACTGCGGGAGGCGGATAGGCAAAAGTACGACTGCGTGCTGGCCCACGAATTGGGCCACGCCCACTACGGGCACACGGCGGTGAACCGGAGATCAACCAGGGCGGAAATCCTGGCGGACCGGTTCGCCGCCCGTTTGCTTATCCCGTGCGAGAAGTGGGTGGCGGCCCATGCGGCCGTCGGCCCGAATGAGCGGCTGCTGGCCCACCGGCTGGGAGTCATGCGGTGGGTGGTCCGGTCCTACATGGACCTGATGGACCCGCCCGAACTGATGACCGGACCGATTGTGATCCGCCGCAGCAGTGATGTTGCATCTTAGGTAACGAGGTGATACCGTAGTTTCATGATGAAAACAATACGAACCCTGCTGGCGGTGCCGTTCCTGTTATTAGGACTGACCGCCTTCCTTGCCACCATCTTTGAGTTCGGCAAGGCACTCATTACGATGTCACTCCCGGATGTGGTGTTCGGCTTCGCCGCCCTTGTCTTGACCGGCATCCTCACCGCCATAGGCGGCGCACTGAACCCGAACCGTAAGACCACCACGAAACCGGAGCCACAATCCATGAGCACCAACAATGTCCGCGTCGTTATCATCCCGGCCGACGCCACTAAGCGCGTCACCTTCACCAGTATTGACGACTCGCTGCGATCCCAGCAGGCCGTCGTCGGCGGATACGTCGAAGCCGTCGGTCGCGGACTGGACTGGGTAGCCTACGCGGATGAGGACGGCAAGACCACGCAGAAGCCGTACAACCAGCGCGCCACCCATGCCATGACCTTCATGGCCGGGCACAACCCGGGCGATCCCATCGTGGGTGACGTCCTGGTAACCGGCGTCGATAAGAACGGCGTCACCGTGAACATCCCCAACGCAATCGCAGGCAAAGTCCTGGATTTTGCCGGAGAAGTCACAGCCTAAACCCCTTGCATTACCCGTAATACGACGTTACTTTTGTCATACCCCCAATACCAAGCACCAATAACGAAAGTGCCAAGCACCATGCAGACTCCCCTCCTGCACCCTATGCGGGAGGGGCACCAAAAAAATATGAATCCCCAAGGAGAAAACGCAATGACCGAGTTCAACCAACTCACCGAACCGCAAGTCAACGAGGCCATGGCCCTCTACTGCAAAGTGGGCGAACTGCCCATCTACAACAAGCTGCCACACGGAATCAAGCGTTCCGCCGCGGCAACCGCTATCGCATCCGTGCTCCACCTGTCCCTGCTCGAACTGAACGAGATCGTCGGCTCCAGTGACGACTTCAAGGCGCACGTCGAAGCCCTGATCTCCACGTTCGAGGTCAAAAACCCGGACAAGGTCAACCAGGAGGAAGCACTGGCGCGGGCGATGAACGAAATTGCCACGGCTGGAATGACCGGCCTGCCCACCAGCTTGGAGGAAGCTGAGGCCATGGTGGGTCAGATGGGTGGAGAGTGCACCAACCCGGACCATGACCACAGCCAGCCCGCCCAGTCAGCAGCACCAAGCGCCCGCTCAGTCGGGTTTAGCGCGGTTCACATGGCCACGGACGGCACGCCGGACCCGAAGGTCAATGCCGAGTTCGACGCCATGGTCAAGGGCTACGACACCGAGACCGCGCCCGAGCCCAAGGGTAAGCACCGCTTCATCGTGGACTCCGAAGGCTCCACTGAGGAAGGCAAGTGATGCGCCGCCCGATCCTGGCCGCCGCCATCCTGGCTGTAGCCGCTGGCCTGACCGGATGCTCCGGCAACACGGTAGCCCCGGCAGTTGACCCGCCCATCACGCAAGCACCCGCGCCCACCCATGCCACAGATGCCGGATTCGGCAGTAAGGTCATCTTCCCGACAGGTGTCAGTGTCGCACTGTCCTACGTCGGAACCGTGGCCACCAGCCCGTCGGCGGCCGGTGGAGTGAACGGGCGGATGAGCGTCTTTACCGTCACCGTCACCAACGGGTCCAAGGCACCCATCAGCGGCGCCCTGCTCTCCTTCCCCACTGCCACCTACGGCGCACAAGGCGCTCAGGCTGACCCGGTGTTCGACAATGCAAGCGGCGTCGGCGGGACCATGAGCACGATCAATCCGGGGGAAACCCAGACGGTGAAGATTGCGTTCGGCTTTCCAACCAACGGGGCGCCAGTACCGGCCCGGCTGGAGTTCCGAGCCCCCGACTTCACCAGCGCACCGGCGATCTTCAAGGGGCAAGTGGCCCCGTGATAACCCATCAGACCGTCAAGCGGCCCGCATGGAAAACGTTCTCTGACCTGTACGGCGACTACCGCCCGCGCGACGTCGTCCTGATCCACCCACCAGGGGACCATGTCGGTGACTACTGCATCGAAACCCGGACCCGGCCGGACACGGACTACGTGCACAGTGCCATTGAGCGGTCCGGGGCGTGGCAGCACCGGGTCAGCAGGAACCGCCAGCTGGAACTGAAACGGGCCAGGAACAAGAAATACAGGAAGGACCGCCATGGCGACCAAGTCGCTACTCACCTATAAAGACATTTCTGAGGGCACCGGCATCAGTGTTGGTGCCCTCAGGAAGCGGCTCAGTACCGGCACGATGCCGCTGCCGGATCTGCGCCACGGATCATCCCCGGTCTGGTACGCGGAGACGCTGGCTGACTGGTATCCGAAAGCCGGTCCCGGTGACCGCAACCACGCCAAGAAATCAGGAGAGAACTAATGACCGCTGTCCCAACCCCGCTGGTGTTCAGTAAGGTTCTCCGCCCGGAATCGGGCCGAACCTTAGACCAGTCGCCCCGCAACACCTTTTCGTTCCAGCCCACTGAGGAGTCAAGGCTTATTGGCCGCAGGCTGCGGGTGGCCCGGGTCAATATGAATAAGACGCTGGACCAAGTGGCTGAGGCCGTTGGGCGGATCAGTTCCGCCACGCTTAGCCGGACCGAACTGGGCCAACGCATGGCGCCCACGGAGCAGCTGCGGATGCTTGCCAACTACTACGGGACGACCGTGGAGAAACTGACGGCACCTTCCGACGCACCGGCCCCATGGGAGGTGCCCACCGCCAGGCCCCAGTGGCAGCCTAAACCGGACTCCACAGTCCTGACGCCGGAGCAGTACACCCTGCGCGTCTACGTCCCCCAGCTGGAGGCGCGGATCAAAGATCTGGAGGAACAGCTGGCAATGTTCCGGGGAGAGCAGTAGGGGTCAATGGACTGGGACAAGGTGCGGTGGCACCCCGTAGGCGTCGTAACGAAACAGCGCGACAACCACGAACCCGGCTGCACCTGCCCAAGCTGGCGGTACTGTCCATGGAAAACCCGGCCCACCAACCCGGAGTGCCCGACGCACGGGGAGCGGTCACGATGACCGAAACCATCGTGGGCGTCGTCCTGAGCGTCGTAATTTTCGTCCTGTGCAGCCAGCGGGCGTGCGCGCATAACTGGCAGATGGGACTACGTAGGCATAACAAGCGCAGCGGGGGATGCAGGTACTTCGCCATGCGCTTCGATACGGTTGCCGAGTCGTGTGGGATTTGTGAAGGCCACGAATCCCACGAAGTACCCGAGCCCGCAACGAACCAGACAACCGAGCAGCTGATCGCCAGGCTACTGAGCGAAGGGGCAAGCCAACCCTACCCCCGGTGATATGCCAAGCGCTACTACTGCACCCAGTGCGGTGCGGCGGCCTGGTCCCGGAACACCCGGCCCATAGCGTCCGCCGCCGCTGTGGATGACCTGACGGACAGGTGGCCGTAGACGCCTTCGGTGGTGGTGATCGACTCGTGGCCCAGCCGACGCTGGATGGTGAAGATGTCCACGCCTTCCGCGAGCAGCCAGGAACCGTGGGAGTGGCGGAGCCCGTGGATGCTGGCACGGTTGTGGATCTGCCCGGTGGCCTGAGCGGCTTCGACGGCTGGCTTCCACACATCACGGAAGAACACCCGGTGCATGACGGGCTGGCCCTTGGTGTCGGTGAACAGGTAGTCGCCCGGCGCTTTGCCTTTGCACTGGTCCCGGAGTACCGCGGCCAGGTGCGTGTCGATGGTGACCTCACGGTTGGATCGGACGGTCTTGGGCTTGTCCACATAGAACCGGTTGTTTTCGTCCCGTTTCCACGCCTTGTCGATGACGATATACGGCACCTTGGCAAAGACGACGTCGGCCGTGAGCAGCGCGGTGACTTCACCCCAGCGGGCGCCGGTTCCGGCGAACGTCTCGACCAGCGGTTTCCAGTGGTCCGGGAACTGGGCCAGCAGCACCTGGTATTCCTCGGGCTCCATGAACTTGCCGCGGTCACCGCGCCGGTCCCGCTTGGGCAGGCGCACACCCTTGCATGGGTTGTCGGTGCGGAGCCCGTCCTGTATGGCGGTGTTCATGACGGAGGCCAGTAGTCCGTGGTAGTTCGCTATCGACTTGGGCGCGCATCCTTCATCGACCAGTTTGTTGACCCACGCCTTGACGTGCGCCCTGCTCAGCTGAGCGGCACGGATGTGGCCCAGGTGCGGTTCGATGTGGTTGCGGAGATCCCGCCGGTAGTCGGCCTTGGTCCGTTCCTCCACGCCGGTCAGGTGGGCGATGTGGTCAAGGGCGACGTCCGCGATGCTGGCGCCGTGCGCGCGGGATTGTTTGTAGGCATCTGAGGCCAGCGTGTAGGACTGGCCGTTGGCGTTGAGGTAGTCGCGGAGCAGTTCGGCCTTGTGCTCATCCTCGACCGTCTCGGCCCTGTACGGCCCGTAGCCGCCGCCTTCCCGCCAGACCACGGTGTAGCTGGTTGTCCCGTCCTGGCGCGTCCTGCGCTTGATGCTGGCCATTTGGTGCCCCTTCCAGAGCTTGTCCACAGTATCGGCATTTGTGTCCACAGACCTCATACTAAACCCGGCCTGACCTGCAATAATACTGTGCGCGAGGCGGGACTTGAACCCGTTTCTTCCCCCTTGTTTTAGGGGATTT